GCAGTTTCAAGTCCATCACCTGTAATGACATAAAAGGTGTGCCCTTCATCTCTATAAGCATAAGCCTTTAGCTTTCTAATATCTGGTACATTTTGAAGGCGTCTATCTATCACTTTGGTTGATATGGTATTTAGACTTGTTCCGGCCGCTGCGTAGACAGAGCCTTGACCTAAAGCATCTTTTCCGACAAACATGGCAATGCCGCCAATATCTACGATGGTATCAATGGCATCTGTACCGATAACAATGGATGCGCCAGAAACTCGACTAAAAGGAAAGTCTGGATCACCGCTTAAACTCCAAATCTCAATAGATTCTTCACCAAACAGCCATATATTGCCACCAATACCCTTAACTGCCTTAATTTGATCGTAATATGATTCCTTAGTGGCAAAATCTAGCGCATTCCAATTGAATCCAGTGCTAGCTTGAAATTGTTCAGAAATCCAAAAGCGCCTTGAAATATTCTCAGAAGCTACGACAAAGCCATTTGCAAAAGACACTCTCCCAACGCCATATTGACCACTATTTGGGTCATAATCAAATGGTGTTGATAGTATTTTGCCAAAAATATTATTTGGGTTATTAAAAAAGAATGAGTATAGCGCAACGCCATTGCATATAATTAAGCCGTTTTGATCCTCAGCTATTGAATAGGACTTAAGGTTTATTTGCTCAACATTGCTATCGATTAGGTCTTGTATATAAGAATTGCCACTAGCCACCAGACCATCACCCGGGTCAAATTGACCACAAATTCCATAAAAATTAATAATTTCCGAGCCGTATTGCTTTACTGAATAATCGGGAATTATTTTATTTTTATCAAAAAGCTCATATAAAACATCATCACAAATAGCAAAAACCCTATTATTTGATGCCGTATAGAGAAGCTGGCAATTACTTAGATCCCACTCTTGAAGTGTTCCGGGGGCCGAATAAAGGGCCGAAACCTCTTTACCCATATCGTCTAAAACGGGGTAGAAATTAATTGATCTTTGCGCGTCAAAAGGCAAAGACCTCTCGTCATAGGTAGGGCCTACAAGTCCTATTTTCACCTAGTCCATCCATCGTAGACGTTTTGCTTTCTATTACCCACTCCAACATCAAGCGATCTATTTTTCAAAACTGCACGTCTAATGTTGGCCAAGGCTTGGTCGGCAAATAGCTTTAATTCTGGCGTTACTGGTTGCCCATATTCAGGAGCTAACCGCATGGCCAGATTATAGATAATGGCATCAGTCCAGCCCGGAGGAAACTCGATTGCAGAGTCGAGCGATGTAACCTCACCAAGGTTTTTTTCACTTAATAGGAATAGCGAATAATTACTAGAAGGAACCGGAAAAAGCTTAATTTTGGCAATTGGGTAAGAATTGTCATAATTTAACAAGCTTGGGATTCCTTGAGTTGTCTTTAACGGTATACCGTTTACATAAGTCTCATCAGAAACAATGCTTAAATCATAATCAATGTTTGAGAATTTAACTGTCGCTGCCTTGATATCAATAGGTCTATTAGTGACAAAATCAATTCCAGACTCATCGTCAGGCAAGCCCGTATTATTAGGGCCTATGGAATACTCTAGCTTTCCAGCGGAGAGGTTAAAGTTTTCCCAGACCCTATAAACAGTCAAGGTTGAGTCGTTAGACCAAGAGGAAAGCATAGAAATCATATCGGCAAGAGCATCCTTTGACTCAAGACTGGATGGACTCTCGTTTAAAGTCGTAATTCCAGCCTTTTTAAACGCTCTCTCAATAAGCTTTCTTGCTGTTTCCATGCTAGCCCTTATTATTTAGAGGATTCCTCTTTAACTTCTTTTTTAGATTTTTTAACTGGCTTTTCTTTATTTTTATCGCTTTCAGGAATCCAGCCAAGAGCAATAAGCTCTTTTTTAAATTTAGGATGAGCGAATTTAACAGCTTCACCTTTAACAAATTTTATTTTTTCAAATTTCATGAAACACCAAAATTAAATTAAATGGAGTGGCCGAAGCCACCCCAAGTAAAAATTAATGAAGCAAACGAACTGCCCATTCTGGACGAACGGCGCAAAGTCCCCATAGGACATCAAGACGAGTAACAAGCTTATCTGTCTTAATGTCGTACTGACGTACAACACGAACAGTAATGCCGTTTACGCGCTCTTGAGCAACCATATCAACACCATCTGGAGTCAATAGTGGGGCAGACATAAAGCGGAATGCTGACTTGTGGAAAGCCATGTTATTTGCAAGAATCTGGCTAGCAGCTCCAGCAAATACCAACGCTTCAGCGCCAACTGGTAACGCAGATACGTTCTGAAGTGATCCAGATGTAGAACTATAGAAGTTTGGAGAAACTGATACGGTAGCTTTTCCAAGTCCGTCAGCCGTTACATCCTCAAGAACAGTGAACTGCATCAATTCTGGAAGAGTTGTCTTAGTGATTGGATGAACTCTAAAGATTCCATCAATAGTAAAGACTGAACCCTTTGCAATTGTTCCAGTGGTAGCCGTTAAGCCAGAAACAACAAAAGAATTGCTTCCCTCGGCCGGAGCAGTGTCAACCACAACGACAGTAACATCGTTACCGTTTTGAGTTGAAGCAATTAGGTTGTTTTTAAGGAATGCGAAACCGTCTGCAATCCCCATAACACCTTTTTTGTACTGTTTAGCAATCTCTTCAGAGCTTTGGAAAAGTCCCTTTCTTTCATTAACCGCAGAGCGTGAAGCTGTTGGGTTAAGAAGTAAATAGCGATTGGCAGCATCTGAACACCCTGAAATGTCCATAAGCTCGCCGGCCTGAAGAACAAAGTCAGTGTCAAACTTAATCGGTGACTGTGGAGCCAGAAAGTTTGAAGTAGCTAGAGCAGCGATATTTAGAGCTTTTGACTCGATATCGTTAGAAATCGTGTTCATTGCTGGCTCAAGAATACGCTTTGCCCAATCTTTAAGACCTAAGTCCGTAGAGATTTCTTTAGAATCAAGTGCAACACCTACAACAGAACGCTGATCTAGAGTTAGAGGGCGAGTCTCTTCCTCAATATCTTGAATTGTTGAAGTGATGTCAGCATTTGAACTGGCAAGGAATCTAGTTGGCACGTTTACGTCTACAGAATCACCTGACTTGTAACCGTTTTTACCTTCTAGAATTGCTTTTTCTTCTTTGTCGATTGCCTTAACAAATTCTACTTTATCCGAAAGCATACCAGCGGCCATCTTTGCGATGATCTTGCCTCTGGCCTTAATGGTGCTAATATCGTTAGCCATGATTTAATCCTTTAACTCTCCAACCATTTGGACATTTCATTCCAAGATGAGGCAGCGTTAATACCGCTTTTCCCACCGTTAGAACCCGAAACGCCGCGCATTGGTTTAAATTGAGTTGTTTTAGTTTGTTGTTGTTGAAATTGAGGCATCTGGCTTTGAGCGCGGACAATTTCTGCTGAAGCCATATGAACAGGCATATAAGCCAATTGCTCTAAAATGCCTTCTTTTGCAAGATTATAGGCAGCTAAAGATGGGTTTCTAGCTGATAGTAATAAATTCTGAACAGATACCGGAAGGTCGTCAGCTCCAGAATTTTGAATCACTTCTGCTAGGTCAGGAATCTGCTCTGCCAACTTCTTGGCTTGTACCGAAACCTGTTCCATTCTTTGATAGCGCTGCATCTCTGCATTTTGGCGTTTCATAGCCTCTTGTTGGCTTTGAGACTGTTCTTGCATTTTCTCTTTAAACTTTTGTTCTGCCTTAAAAATTGCCTTGGCCTCAATAAAGTCTGAGTAAGATTCAAAATCTTCCTCACGAGGGGCAGCATCACCCTTATTGCTTCCACTTTTAATCTTTTCAATTTCAGCTTTTAGCGACTCCATTTGTTGAGCAAAAAATTGCTCACGTTGGCGAAGCTTGGCATTTTCACGCTTTTGTCTAGCTAGAGCATTCTCTGCTTTTTTAGGCCATTTCTCCTGATTTTCCTGACTTTGCTCGGATGCGTTTAGCTCCTGATTGTCATTGTTACCAGTTTCGACCTCCTGCGTGTCGTCCGACTGAAATGCTGATTCAATGTGGTCTGTTTCAGCCTCAATTGCATGACCTTGTGTCTGCTCTGTGCTGTTTTGTTCAGTTTGCAATTAGATATCCTCCATAGCGGTTAATTCCGCATTGTTGATCTTGTTAAAGATAGCTTCCATTCTTTCCAATCTTTCACTTAAGTTAGATTGTAACGCTTCTTGCCTTTTGATTTCAAGTTCTTCTTTCTTAATGGCAAGCTCTTGCTGTTTGATTTCATATTCACGTTGTCTTTCGACGACTTCTAGTTGAAGCTTGGCTTTCTCAATCTCCATTTTTTCAGCTTCAGATTGAGCTTTTAATTGAGCCTCGCCGACCTTAATCTGGTTTTCGGCTTGTTTGTTCTCAAGTTTCTGCGCCATAACTTTCATTTGCTCTTGTAGTTGAGTGACAACTGCCTGAGCTTGCTGCATCTGTTGCTGGATTTGAGCCTGTTCCGGCGTAACGCCCTCATTAAGAATATGTGGAGGCATTGTCTTTTTGATGCGCTCTGCAATATCTTGAGCGGCCGGGAAGTCCATATTTTTAAACAGAAGATCCCCAAAAACCTGCATTAACTGAGGATTTGCTGTTAAAAGCTGCATTAATGTTTGAGCCGCCTCTTGTCTTAGAGATGAGAAAGGCGCTCCGGTTGTTACTCTAACCTCATAAACACCCTTACTTAAATTGATTGTTTGTGGCTGACCCTCGACTACCTGACCATTAACCCCAATGATTTTTGGCTCGTCTTCTTTGCCAATAATTCTAAGAACTCTAGCTTCTGAATATATGTCTGGAATGGCATAAACCAAAACTCTTCCAACTTGAGCGATTGACTTAAACAAGTTGTCACCAAATTGATAGGTCGCCATTTGACCTTGGGCCTTTCTCTCAGAAATGGCAATTCCGGAAGTTTCATTAGAAACCATTCCGATGGAAGCATTATAAAGCCCCATAGTGCCTTTAATATCATCTCTGGCACCCATTGAAGCATTTACTATGCCTGCCGGAACTTGAGGGGGTAAGAGTCTCTGTGGTGCTGGTGCTGGTTTATCCTGTGAGTCGGTTTGACGATATCTAAGCGCCATTGACTTGCTTGGATTACTCCAATCGTCCGCATAGTCCTCGATTTGACCTTCTGCCACCATAATTGGAGCTTGGGGTTGTTTTTGTAGAATCTCAGTCTCTAAAGACTTCCAAAGGTTGAACATTTGTTGCGGTTCTTTGGCTTTACGAATCAAGCTCATAAGAACGCGCTTATTTTTAACCCATAGCTCGTTTCCGTAAACAGGAACTAATGGAATATATTTTCCCGGAAAATAACCCTCATCAATAACGGCTTCTCCATTCATTATAAGGCGCTTAACCTTTTTAACGCTCCTTCCTACCAACTGTCCGTTTTCTTCAATTTCTTCAGATTCCTCAACAATTTCAAAGAATTCGACAACTTTTACATTTTCATCTTTTGAGCATTCTCTTGTTTCGCCAAAAGATATCGGGTTGGCTTTTGGGAATCTCTTTTTGAAGCTTTTCTGATCCAATTCATCTTCAACAAAGGCAAATTGAGCATCGCTTCCATCAATGTCTACTGATTCAGGGTCAAGGAAAACTGAAAGAGGATTGGTCACCCTTCTAAGCAATAATTCCTGTAAATTGGTTCCCTCTACATAATCATGGTCAACTCGCAGCCAACCAATTGAACAACGTATTGAATTGACTAAAGCAGTATCATAAACATCATCAGCGCCAGAATTGTATTCAATTGCCCTAACCACGCCTTTAAATATATCCCCCATGAGCTGAGAGCCTTTCTCATCGCCGGGATAAACATTAATGGTGGGAGTATTAGCCTTAACCTCATTGGCCACTTGGTTAATAAATTGATCCAATTGGTCAATGGTTACGGCCGGACGACCAGACTCCACTCTTTGCTGATAAAGTTCAGAATCCCATTGAGCGCCGGGAGTATCAGAAAGGAACTCCAAATCATTATGCGCATTGTCGTAGTTGTCGCGCCAGTATTGAACCGTCTTTTCGTGTAATTCTAAGTATTTTTGAATTTCGCTCATAATCTGTCGCCGCCAAGATTGGAAAAACTCTTTGGTTTTAGTTTAAATGATTTTAAGGAAGTGTCCACTACAAATGACTTGGCAATGGCAATGCCCGACCTTACTAGATATCTGAGAGCATCCATCAAGTGGTCATTTTGCTTAACAATTGCGCCCTTGTCGTCGCGCCTATAGGTTCTTAGCTCTGCAAAAACATCAACGCATGACTTAAAGATTTTCAATCTACCCGTTGTCATTCTCAAGTAAACGTCAAAAATCCCAGTTTCCACGCTATTATCTGCCTCGGTTAAACTACCCTCAATCAGCTTTCTATAACTATCAATCAACCTCTTTCCATCGTGTTGAGACCGACCCTTTGCGGCCGGATCAATAACGCCCTGCCTAACCATGCGCATGTTAATAGCCTCGGCGTGACTCGATGGCTCGCACTCTCCACGCTTATAACTTCCATAAATGTATAAAATATCGGTATCGGGGTCTAATGCTCCCCATACGGCAGCGGTTGACTTCCAACCAACATCCATCCCATAAACCCTTCGCCAGTGAAGCGGGATCTGAAAATCATCAACCTCAATCTCAGAAAGCGCCACCGGATAAATAGCGCCCGAGCCAAGCTGTGGAATACCTTTAGTTCTGGCATCTCTTTGAAATGGCGGAATTGATTCCATCATCTGGGCCTTAACTTCCTCAGACAAATGAGGAACATCGTCCCAGGTCGCAGTAATGACTCTTCTTGGCCCATCCTGAACTTCTTTAATCTCACCATTTGGTACAAACTGCAAAACAAGTTCAGTTAAACCCATTAATGGCGTAAAGGTTAAAAGCATTAAGCCGCTATCGGTTCCGCCTGTTGTGTCGGTTGTTCTCAATAAACACTCTGCATAAATATCAAGCGGGCACTCTTCATCTAGCCAAATTCCATCTTTTTTAGTCCCCTCAAAAGATTGCCTTTTTTGGTCGTATGACTTAAAACCAATGGTGCTAACACCTCCGCCCTTGTGCTTAATATAGATCATATCTACAGCGTCAGGAATACCGCCAGCTTTTGGCGTAACAGATGAAATGGCGCTTTTTCTTATCAGTCCGGTGCCATAAGAACCCTTAGGCCCTAAAAGCTTGGCTTGTAAGATATCTCTAACCGTTTGACTAGTCTTACCGCCTACCCACCAGTGATTGGCCCTGTTGAAACTGTGGCCTTGCCACCAATGCGGATAATCCCCTGTGACGTGGTAAACGACCTCAACGCCGCCCATTGACTCGGTTTTACCCACTCGGTTAGCAGCAAGCGCGAGCCTTTCTTTTGCCGATGCTCCGGATTCAAAAAATTCTAGGTGCTTTTTATAAAGATCGCGCCTTAATGGGCCATCATCGGGAAAATATGTATCAATCTTATTTTCTAGCTTTCTTTTGCTTTTAATCTCTAAAAGCTGGGCCAACTCTAGTTTTTCTTGACGGCTTAAGTTTTCAAGATTCATTTTCAGACTGGGCAGCCATTAAAGCAGCGATTTTATTGTCTAGTTCTTCATCCGAAAGGTCGTCATTTTTGAAGTTTACAGTTTGAACCCTTTTCCATTTGTCAGGCTGTCTATTTGTAAGCCATGTTTCGGCGGCCTTAACGTTTGGCTGGAAGTAAGCAAGTCGGTTGTGCTTTTCAACTGTGCTCATGCCATCGCCAACTGAGACTGTTTTAAGCTCCTCAACTTCTTGCACAAAGCCAGTGGCAAGTTTAAAAAGTGAGCTTGTAACCATGACATCGGCTTCTAGTGCGGCGCTTTCCATTTCTTCTTTAAATTTAGGGTTTTTGTCGTAGGCGCGTTTAAGGGTTATGGTAGAAATACCCGCCAATCGGCAAGCCTGAGAGTTGTTGAGCCCTGCTTCAAAACAACGTCTTAGAGTATCAATTTTTTCCTCTGTCAGTGTGCTGCCCTCAAGTGGTTGCTTGGGAGGCGGCATTAATTCGACACGAGTTCTTTTTCTGCCCATGTAAAAAGTATAGGGGCGAAAGAGCATCTAGGTCAACAATATTCAGTTTTTAACATATACCGTCAAAAAATTGTCACCATGATTCAAAATAATAACTTTACTTTGTATGACCACCAATCTACTATGATTTCAACAAGTGGGGTGCTTATGCAAACAATTATTATCAATGAAACAATCAACTTAAATCAATCAGAGATTCTTGAACTATCTGAATCTGAGGCTGCCTTGATTAGATTAAGATTTTCTGAGACGTTTAATCCTGTCAGGGCGTTTTCTTATGCCAATGGCGACCATCTTGAAGCAAGTATTGAAAACGAACGCAAAATGCGTGAATCAAACAAATAGAGGTTTTATATGGAAAATGCTAATTTAATAATATCAAAAACTTATGATCTAAAAATGGATGAAAATGATTTTTATTCAATGACTTCAAAAGAGATTGCCGAGCTTTATGGTTGCGCCTGTGATTCATGTAAAGAGGCTTTTATTGCTGAGGTTACCAAGGGCGGTAAAAATGTTTGAATATCTGCAAATCGTAAAAAAGCTTTTCTTCCCCCAGCATGACGTTAAAAAAATCAAAGCCGCTAAATTTATGGCAGAGATTGAGGGTGCTGCATATTATGGGCAAATTGTCATACTTCAGGACTTAATCAAGCTTTTTGGTAAAAATCCCGACATGACCGCCGAAGAGTGCATGGGAGAGTGTCAATTAAGACTTATGGAAGCCTACAAGAAAACAAGGCACAAGCTAAAGTTAAAAATAGATAACATTGATCTTGAAACAGTTATGCCCAAAGAGGTTGAAAATGACATTTGAAGAATTGGCAGAAAGATTGGCGCAAAGGATCTATGACGCCAAAGACATTGCTCACTTTTCAACATTAAAACTAATAATACGCGACGAGCTGACAACGGCATCAATTGAGGTTTCTGTTAATGAACTCGAAATGGCAATATTGAACAAAGTTAGGGATTAAGAACAAAAAACCCCCAAGGTTCAAGGCCAGAGGGGGTTAAAACAAGTGGGTCTTATTTTGTCCAATCCTATCAAAAAATAATAACATTTCAAGTAAAATTTGCATTTTTCAACAATTTGCCTGAAAATCTAAAAATAGGGGTGAATTATGAAAGACGAGTACAAGCTACCAGAATATATAAAATCTCAAACAATTGGCATGTCTAACAAAATGATTGATCCTGAGTTTTATATGAAAAAACTTTTTGGGCCAATACCGAAAAAAATGTCTAGCGTTTTATCTGGCATGAGCGAAGAAGAACTTGAAGCGCAAATGGCCCTAGAGGATGCTGCATATCAAGATTATCTAGATCAAGTTGAACGCAAAAGAATGATGTTAGCTGACTAAATCATCAACTGTTAAATTTAAAACTTTAGCCATTTTAATTATTTTCCCAATCTGGGGAATGGATTTGCCGTTGCAAATTCTGCTTAGATGAGTTTCGTGGATTTCGGCCATCACTGAAAACTCGCATCGCTTAATTCTTCTCTCGCTCAATATTCTTGATAAGTTTTTGCCGATGTTTTTTTCTGATTTTGTTTTCACATTCGCCCACTTTTCAAACAATTTTTACAAACTTCGGTCAATTCAAAAGGCTCACTTTTGATTCTAGGTGGTTTTATTTTCTTAAATTTACCCTCTGGAAGTATTTTGCAAGCCGTATTTTGCCCATCCCAGAAGTGACTTATTTTTAAATTTCTGAATCGTACAAAGCCCTTTGTTGTTTTTGGTTTAACATCAGTGGATCTCAATTTTTTGGATTCAAGATATAATTTTCTTGATAATTTTATGGGTTTACTGAAATCATCTTCAAAAATATTACTTTTACCTAGATTGCATTCTCTGTAGAGTATTTGCAAATTTTTTAAATCAAGTTTTAAGTGTGGATATTTTGAAATTGGCTTTATATGATCTACATGAAGCTCTGTATTCTTAGCTCCACAGCACTGACAAGATCTATTACTTGCTCTTAGTGCAACATATCTAATCTCTCTCCATTCTCTGCTTTTGTAAAAATTATTCATTTAAAAAATCCTTTACCATTTTAGAAATTGTATCAGTATCTAGTTTGTCGGCGACCGCCACCAAAGGCGGTTCGTCGGCGTTTACGTTCTTTATTCT